ACTGCCGAGAAGCCCGAAGGAATAGGTGCGCAAGGTTTTTCCGAAGCCGGATACAAGATTAACCTTGAGCATGATGAGAGCTGCAGTATCTGACATGATGATGACCTCAGCTCACCCTGATTCACGATTTTTTGTTCACTCAGACACTTTAACCGATAAGAATCTTTCGTTTTCGATGGGTGTTGAGAAATTTTTGGAGAGGCTTCCGTCGATCAGGCGCAGGCCGTTCATCAGGCTTCTCAGGACATGGTGCGATGGCATGGACATTAACGCGTTTCTGGAGAGATGCAGGCGGGATCAAGAGTTCTTGAACGAGAGCGTTGTAGATCTAGTGGAGAGGCTTAAGATGGAGGGGTTGGCGCCGAAGACGATCACGGGCTTCTATCTCGCGTTTCTGAAGAGGTTTCTCAGGTTCTATGGGCTTAAGCCGGATTGGGACATTATTCGGGCTAGGTGCGAGATCCCTAGGACGCGCGCCCTGAAGGTTGATAGGGCGCCCTCGGTCTCGGAGCTTAGGCGAATGATATTAGCCGCGCCGCCGAGAATCGGCCTCATGATCCACCTCATGGCCGTTACGGGATTGCGGGTTCATGAGCTGTTGAACCTCAAGGTGGAGAATCTCGATTTCACTTGCGACCCGCCGGTTGTGAGAATTGTCTCGGCTAAGACCGGGAAGATCAGGGAGATTCCATTGACCCGGGAGATCGTGGAGAGGATCAGGAAGTATCTTAACGGTAGAAGCGAGGGCCTACTATTCCCGACTAGGGCCGGGAAGCCGATGCTGAAGAACTATCTTGTAACGGCGTTCAAGAGATTGACGCTCAAGCTCGGCATCAACCAGCGCGACCCGAGCGGGAGGGGCTGGATGCTCCACCCATATAGCTTACGGAAATTCTTTAAAACGAGATTAGAAGAGGCGGGCGTGAACAGCCTGATCATCGAGACGTGGATGGGCCACGACCTGAACGTGTCGGGCGCATACTTCAGGCCGTCGCGGAAGATGATCTTGGAGGAGTGGGAGAAGGCCGAGAGGGCTCTAACGATATTCGCGGAGGAGGACGAGGATAAGGCGATTGAGAACGTTAGGCGGATTGAGGAGCTTGAGGCCGAGATCGCCGAGATGAAGAGGGCTCTAAGCCACCTCTTAACTCGACTAAGAGAGTCTCACAATAGGCTAGGCGCCTCATCAGGTCTCTAACAACTTCGCATAGCTCGCACATATCGCCATCATCTTTCGACGCGGAGATAAACGTCAGAGCTAAGGCACCTCGGGCACATCACCAAGCCCGTATGAACCGGCTTGCGCGGAATCCACCTATGCCCGCAAGACAAGCACTCAAGCCAAATTTTCCTCATGGGCTCATGGCCTCCGCCTTGACTTTCCTCGCCTTGATCTCCTGCCGCCACATCCTATTGGCTTCTTTCATGGCCTTGCTAAAACCCGGCATCAGGGGCCACAACTGCCCGAACAGCAAAAAGCCAAGCTGAACCACCGCAAGCGAAGGCTCTAGGCCGAACGGTATTCCCACTCTCATGCCATCCGGCGCGGAGCCCATGATCCCATTATCACTAGCCTCGATATTCTTATTGATTTTCTTCAACTCATCGATAACAGTTCTATCGCCGCGCCAGATCCTCATGGCCCAATCCGCGATCCGCGAAGCTATTAATTCATCCATAATCATCATCCCTCTCTTCTTGAACGAATTTAACTGCGTCAAAGCCGGGCAGGGCCCTAGGCCTAAGCCTGAATGCTATCATCATCCAGACCAGTAGCCTGATCTTCAGCCCCTCCAACGCCATCATTTTCCTCAATCCCATTTCCGAATACCCCGGAGGATGTCTCTGGCGACGTTCTCACAATCCGTAAGGACGGCGTGGCAGTATGGGCAACAAAAATACCAATCCCGGGTTCTAAGGTATCTTCTCTCAACTCCGACGCCCGTGACCCTGAAATCCCTAGCCCACTCCTCCTCCGTTATCATTTCAAGGTGATCCAGCTCCTTCCCGCAATACGGGCATTTCACGGCCACGCCTCCTCACCTTCCATGAGTTTCGCGTAGAGGAAGTAGCAATAATTCGCGAGATCCTTGAGGTCATCAAGAAGTTTTGACTTGTCGCCGTCGGCCTTGAGGAGCGCGTTTATCCTGCCGGCCTTGAGCCTGATTCCCGCGGCCAGCTCCTCCAGGCTCATGAGCCGCCAAGCGTCCTTGTAGGTGTCGTTGCGCGAGCGGAATAGCATGGCGCAGTCGGCGAAGAACTCGCCCGGGCTAATCCTCGGCCTGTTGTTGTTCTCGCTCATACCGTCACCTCCATCTCAAGCTCCTCCATGATGTCGGCGGGGGCTTGGACTCGCGGTAGCTCCGGCTTTTTATCGGCCCTCCTGGGCTTGCGGCGCAATTGCCCGCCGCAGAGCGGGCAGCGTATCAGGATCGCGTTCACCGGCCTAACAGGCTCGAAGGCCACCCTGCAGCGCCCGCAATAGCCCTGATTCTTGGCATAGCCGTCTATTCCGATCCCGCGCCGAACCTTGATTAGCATCGTCTCATCATCGCGGCTAGGGTCGAGGAGCAGGTTTTTCACGGCCGCGCGGATCAGCTCGCTCCGGCTTGGGAAGACGCCTTTCCTTACCATGCTGTCAAGCTCCTCGACGTATTTTTTCGGTAGGTGGGCCACGACTGGCACGAGCTTAGATCTAGCCGCTAACATTGTCGTCATCCAATGCACCCCCTCACGTGGATCTCGATCTTCATGTAGAGATCCTCACTGCTTTGGGCGGTTATCAGGCGCCCGCATCTAGGGCATCTCCACCCCTTCATGGCCCAATGAGGGGCGCCTAGATTTATCCGGCTGAAAACTAGCACATTCTCCAGAGTCGCATGAAGAAGGCTGCTAGATCATCTACAACCACCTTATCGCGTATCTCGATTAGGAGCTCCACGTTGAAGCTCGAGGCGTAATACGTCGGGTTATAAGAGCCGAGCAGGGCCACGTCATCGCAGATGAGCATCTTGATGTGCATTATGCCCCTATCCTGCCTCCAGATCTTGACTGGGATGCCATGAGACTCTAGATATGTCGCGGTTGAGGCGTTCATCGGGTCATTACTTAGAATTGCCTTGACCTCACATTCTTTCTTCCTCGCGAGCACGAGCGCTTGGATAATGAACGGGAGGGAGGCGATGTAAAAGCAGGCGTAAACGCGCCTCCGGGCCTCTAAGATTCTTTCGCGCGTGATCTCGCCCAAGTCATCATCAAGAGAGTTGTAGATGATTAGGCACTTTCTTGTCTTGCTTGGCAGGCCTCATCCCTCCAGCGGTATCGGGAAGAAAATGAATAGAACGCAATCCAAATACAAAATAATGAAAGGAACGAGAACGGAATATAAGCGAAAGTAAGAAAATAAAATATAAAGAAATGAAAGGATTTTCCCGCCGCTGGGAGGGATCGAATCATTTTTATGCCTCCGTGATCCGGGCGTGAAACGCGCCGTATCCTTGTCCTCGGCTCGCGCCAAGCCTCCCGAACTCGAGCAGCTTCTCGAGGTCTTCCAACTTGATCGCGGGCGCATACACGTTTATGTAGAATGTCTGGGTTTCGAGTGGCGGGAGCAGGGCCTCGAACCGCTTGAGCGCGGTGCGCTTGCCGAACTTGTCCGCGCTCACCACCGTGTCATCCTGGAAGACTATGTCCTCTATGGTCGCGGGCCTCCCGTTTTTCCGCAATCCTATCAGGTATGGCCTCACCTCGACCGCGTTCTTGATCAGCCCTCGGGTTATCCCCTTGATCTTCAGGGCCGCCGCCCGCTCCTCCAAGACGCCGTAGATCCATGATGCGGGAAATGCTATTTGCTCGATCTCGTGGCCGTCATTCTTCAGGATCTTGCGGGGGAATACGTTTAGCAAGCCCTCGAGCCACTTCTCCATCTCCCGGCGGAGCTTTTCCTCGTCCTCGCTTGCCTTCACGGCCCTGAGATATTGGAGTATACGGCCTTTCGTGGCCTCTAGATGCCTCTCAACAAGCATTGACTCGCTAATCGGTTTCGTGGCCCTGAGCGGCGCCTTGAAGAACAGTTTTACCTTGAAGCTCGCCATCCCCGGATCACCTCCCGAACTATATTTTCAATCTTGGCGATGTCTCGGGCGCTTTTACCAAGATCTTCTTGCCTTGCTTCTTCCTTGGCCTGTCTTTCGCATAGCTCGTCAAGTCTCTCGATGCTCGGGAAGTCGGCCTCGAGCCTGATGACCTTGACGCCTATCATCTTGGGCATCACTTCTCCACCTCGGCCTTTACCCTATGCGGCTTGATCTCGTGAATGATTCGCAGCTCGATCAAGTATTTTCCGGGGTCATAGACGTCTATGGCCGCAAGGCCCAAGTCGGGGTAGCTGAAGCTCGAGCGCTTCTTCTGGTAGGGCGTGGGGAGCTGCCAGCACGGTATCGTCATCACCGCGAAGTCGTCAGAGATCTGGGCGATGTTGCAGTAGTGGACGTGGCCCCGCACGATTATGTCATAATGGCCGTAGTAGCGGTCATACATCTTGCTGAGCCATGCCTCCCGCACCATCGGGGTAAAGCGGTAGTGTGGGACGAACGAGCTGCTTAGGTGGTGGGCGAAGTGCATCGCCACGCCATTGTATTCCAAGCCGAGGTCATAGACGCTTTTCCTCGTCTTCTCCCATTTTGACGCCGGCTCCGCGTTCAATTGCTGGGCGATCCACTCCTCGACGTGAACCCCGGTTGTCTCGACATGATATTGCGTTCCCCTCACGACATAGATCTTCTTCCATGTCCAATACTTCATAAGCTCTAGGAAGGCCATGGCCTGGTGCTGGACGTTTTGCAGCGTTAATGTGCCGAACTTCTCCCGGCTCTGCGGCCCCTCAACCAAATCGCCTAATAGAACTATGATCTCGGGCTTGATCTCCTCGGCAAACCGCTTCCAATAGTCAAGGAGCTTCAGCTGCCACTCATTGGCCTCTATCACGTTTCCGCTCTCCGGGTTCACGAACTTCTCGGGAAAAACCGCATAATTGCTGCCGACATGAACGTCTCCTATCACCACTACCTCTCCCATTTATCCACCCTTGAAAAACGAGTGGAGGAAACGGGTTAAAATCCTAAAAATCGAGGAACTTTCTCATGGACTCGATGACCTGCTTGAGGTCGCTTAACGGCAAGGTTAGCTGCTCGATTATTGTGCCGCGCTCAAGCTTGAAGATGATCAGCTTGTTGTCGCTTTTCGAGATCTCGTAACTATGGCCGCTCGGCGCCCGTATCTTTACCGGCTTGGCTATCTCCTCTTCTCGCTCCTTCTGATACTTGGCTATGGCCTTCTTGATGTCGCCGGTTTCTTGTAATTTGTCGAGTATTGTCTTCTGCTCGGCCTTGGGGATCATCTTAATTATCTCGATGTCCTCCTTGCTCGGCTTGATGCCTAGAGATGCAAGCGTCTCGGCGACCTTGATGTTTAGGCCGGGGTATTCGGTAACTAATTGCTTGGCGATCGTCTTATCCTTTATCTCGTCAAGCTCCTTGAGCTTCTCGTTCAGATAGCTCTCGCTCCAGCCCAAGAATATCGCGGCCTCCTTCTTCGACTTGAAGACGCCCTCCTCGATCAAGTCCCTAATACACATCGCTATTTCCTCATCAGTCAATTCCTCCCGCTCGACATTGACCGCCAATGCCAATTTTTTCGCCTCGGATAATGGGATGTTCTTGATTATGCATGGATACTTATCCATGCCCACGATCTGGCCCGCCAGAAACCTCTCGCCGCCGTCTATGATCTCGAACTTCCCGTCATCGGTCGGCCTCACGACCAACGGCACCGCCATGCCCGCATGCTTAATGTTCTCGGCCAATGCCCTAATCTTCTCCTGATTCCGCGCGATCCTCGGGTTATAGTCTGCTATAATTAATTTTTCCTTCTCTATCAAGACTATCTCGCTCATTTCCTCAGCCTCCTTACTTTTAGTAACGGCTTATCCACGTCAATGACCTCGACCAAATATTTGCCATCAATTGTTTTGACCCGCCGCACGTCAAAGCGCTTTGCGGCCATAGACGCGAGCGATAATAATCCCTTGCCATCTCGATCCTTGTCCAAGATGTGCCTTAGTTCTCCCCGGCCCACGACCGTCTCATCAACATTCTTGAACACGCCCTTTTTCTCGAGAGAATGCGCGATGATGGTGGCGGCGTAAAGCATTTGCCGGATTGCCTCCCCCTTATCCTTCATCTTCGGCATCACCAGCACCTCCCCCGGTATTCACAATATGAGCATGGGTAATCGAATGCCGTGAAGTTCTCGGGGACGTCTGGCGGCTGGCCCCTCTCCAGAAGCGCGGCTAAAAGCGTCTTGCGCTCTATGAACATCGTCTCCACGTTGTCGAAGTCAATGAGCTCTGTGACGTCGAACGCCTTGAGGGGCTTTCGCCCGCTCTCGGTTTGCTGCCCATCCTTGATGAACAACAAAAATATTTGCCTGCAATCATGTCCGTTTTTTACGAGGAGGAGCCATTCAAAGGCAACTTGGTCGAGATAATGCTGGTAATATCGCTTCAGCTCCGCGATGTCGCGGGGGATGAAATCGGCGGTCTTCTTTTCTATTAAGATTTTGAACTCGGGCGAGTATTCATCAATCCGCGTTTTCACCCCATCATACTCTAGCTCCAACTCATGCATCTCCAAAAGCGGGAGCTCATGGAGCGCCTTCCCGCGCCACAATCTCAAAATCGCCTCGGTATCCCTAGGCCATGGGTCTTTCTTATCAAACCAAACCCTCCTAAAGCATGGCGAGCAAAGATCGGTCAAATGCAACTCGTTTCTCCGATTAGGCTCATCTAAATAGCCCCTAACCCTCGCTATAAACAATCTCTCAACCTCGCTCTCGCTTATCATCTCTAACCAATGACGGCCCGATTTCCATTTTTAAGCTGAGAAAGATAATCGGATATGATTATGCGGCACATGATTGAGAATGGAATGCGCTTTTCTTCCGCTAGCTTTTTAAGGATAAGGTAATCATCCGCGTCTAGATAGAAGTAAACCTTTACCTTGGCTTTATCGCCCATTGTTTTACCCTCCTTCCTGAAGGGTTTAGAGCATGAGAGGTGTGCAGAGGTGTGGAGAGCACCTCACATGTGAGGTGTGGAAAGGTGTGGAGAGGTGTTCTAAACACCTCAAAAAATAAAAATGGGGGTTTCAGAGCCATGTCTCCCGACCTCCTAGTCTTCGTAATGATCTTCCTCGACCCGCGTTACGCTGACGAGGACACTATTCGCCGACCAATAGACGTAGAACTGTATCCGTAGGCCGCCCCTAGTGATGAACACTATCGAGTCCTCATATGTTGCCGCCATGATGATCTCGTCAAATATTCGGGGGACTACGATCAACGCGCCCGGCTCAACAAATGATAGCGCCTTCTTGAAGACCTCCCGGAGCTCGCTATCAGACACTATTGGCTCCTTCAGGCTATCTAGGAAATCCATGAATTGCGCGACCTTCCCCGTCCCGCGGAACCTCCGCTCGGTCTTAACCTCCATCACTCATCCACCTCCATGTGTTCTGCGACATAATGCGAGATTATCTCGATAACACCATCCTCAACGGCGCCGCATTTGCGGCATTGGTAGAGGGCCCTTTCGGTTACCCCGTATATTTGGCCTCCTTTCCGCACGCGCTCAAATAAATCCGCGTGAGCGACCTTGACATGCTGCAGCATCCTAAGGTAGTCAATCGCCTCAACCCATTCACTCAGCTTCTTGCGGGCATCCACAGCCTCAAATGATTCGCACATGTTTTCCCTACTCATTCTCCCCACCTCAATTTTGTACAATAATATTGTACAAAAGCCTTATATAAATATTTTGTTTATCATTTTTGCGTAAGTGGTGGTGTATGGTTAGGGAGCCGAAAGGCCGGACAAGAAGATGGAACATAACGATGAGGCCTGAGATAGATGATCTGCTAGAGCGGGAGGCGAAGAAGAGGGGCATCTCAAAGACGGATTTGGTGGAATCAATAATAATCGAATGGTGTTATCGGAATGGTTACAATAAGATACTACATATTAATTTCCGTAACGATACGATTACGATCTGGGATGAGCTTCTAAACGAGACGGTTGATTTGGTTTACAAGCCGGATGATAAAACGCTCTTCTGCATGAGGTGTAAAACCACGCGATGCGGCCACATTTATGCCGCCACGCAAATACCGGAGGTAAAGAGAAAAATAGAGAAGAAGGAGATATTCATTGACGAGTTTTAAGCGGTTTTTTCTACTACTTTTTCCACGGTTACCTCCCATTTGCAGTTTGCGGCGAGTATTTTCACGTAGTAGTCTCCGGGCGGGATTCGCGCGGCGTAGAACTCGAATGACCCGGCGTCTTGGTTTATTGTTCCCTGCTTTACCCATTTTTCTGTTCCGGGGATGTAGAGATACCATCCGAGGAGGACGTATTTGAGGTCAGCCGTTGGATACACCTTTATGGTTATCTTCAGGTCCGCGGTCTCGTTTAAGGTGAATGGCCTGGTGTCCTTGTATCCGCTTCCCGAGTCGGCTAGGAGCACGGTTTCGCTCTCGCTCGGGTAGACTCTTCTAGTTAATGTTGTGGCGAGCGTTATGGTGGATACCGAGGTCGCGGTCTTGGTTACGGTTGAGGTTGATGTCTCCTTGACTGTGAGGGTTGCCGTGGAGTATAGGGTTGTGGGGATGGCCTTTGTCTCCGTTATCCTCTCAACGGTCTTCTCGGTTAAGGTTGAGAGGATGGTCGAGTATTTGGTCTCGGTAATGGTTACCGTATTCGCGGATAGTATTGTGCCGAGGCCTGCTCCGGCTATTAGACCTATCACGAGCATTATAACCACTAGTAAGGTGCTTTGCTTCATGATGGCCTTATGGGCCGCATTATGGTTTATAAGTCTTTTTCCATCATTAATCCCGTTTGTATGGGATTGGGTAGAGGATGTAGAGGATGTAGAGGTTTTCCCCGAGCTATAATATCATCAACATTATCATTTATGGTGATTGTTTGAGGGGTATAAATACCCGATAGGCTCATGTTGCCGTGAAGAAGCTTTTCGCCATCGGCGTGATCATAGGCGGGGCCATTATCGCATTCGGCTTTTTAATGCTACTTAGCGCCACGCCCGCGAACTGGATGCCGAATGTCATGGGCGGCCTGATCATGATAATAACCGGGCTCATCTTCGCGCTCTATGTCTTCTGGAACACGATAGGGTCTTACATTTATAACGTTTGCAAGAAGAAAATTGCCCGGTGGCTGAAGCGTGAATAATCTAGTGGGGAGGCACGTCATAATCTTTCTAAGGCATCCGGCAATCGAGAAAAATGATGATAAGGTGGAATTCATAAATCAAGTGGAGGGCTTATGTGTGATGGATGGCCGCAGCGAGATAAAGATATATGATCGCGAGAAACAGGAATTGATCACGATCCAGAAGAGGAACATAGCGCTCATCAGATCTTCCCTAAGCGATGAGGAGATGACCGAGTTGGATGTTTTCTTATAAAGAAAAACCGGGGTTTTTGATTATATTACATGATCGAGACGGGAACTGTGATAGATCGGCTTGGTGGGGGCCTATGGCCCGGGGAAGTAACGTTATTCTATGGCAACTATGCTAGCGGTAAAACATTGACGGCCCTCGCGATATGCGTCCAGCTGAGCAACAGGCTCAAGAAAAAGGCGGTTTACATAAACACGGAGACTGGCGAGCCCGATTGTAGCCTATCAAAGAAGACGGCGTCAATTTTCGGCGACATTTCCAATGTTGTTTTCATAGCGGCTAGAACGAACGCCGACCTAAATAATCTACTTGGTGGGAGAAGCAAGGGCGAGGAGGCCACGATAATGGGGTTGGCGAAATTGGTCAAAGACCCTTGCATAGTTGTGGTTGATAGCATAACATGGCATTACGCCGGCGAGGTCAAGAGAGCAAAGCCAGAATACAAGTCGATGATAACGCAAGAATTCCAAGGAAAGGTCGAGATGTGGAGCAGATATCTATTCCAATTTGGATGCCCGATAATCTACATCGCGCAGGCGAAATCGCAAGTGGGAAAGATGCTAAAGCAAAGGCAGGAACAAGAGCAGGAACAAGGCCAAGAGCTAGAATATGAGTGGATAGGCGGGAACACGCTTGGATTCATTAGCAAGGAGATCTACAAGTTCACGGGCCTAACCAATAGGCGCATCAAGATAACGAAGTTTAGGGGCGAGGACCAGGGAAAGGAGATTATCGTGGATTTAAGCGACTTAACCAATCTCCTGCTGAAGTAGCGAGAAAAGAGGGAAATGGTGATGGGCCATGTCTGAACCCCTAGAAGAAAGTGTTGAGACGATTTTGCTTTTGGATGAGGAGGCTTGGCGGGAGTTTGAGCTGGCAGGCGGCATAAGCTTCTCGCGGAAGGAGTCGGGATTGCCGGGCGCATATTACTATGACCTAGAGATGATCGTGACGCTACCGATGGAGAGGCGGAAAAAGACCAAGAAAGGCATGAAGATCAGGAGAGACCTCGACAACTTTCTACTTACAGTTAGAAAGGCCTACCGCGGCAACGAGCTCGACTTCCATGAGTTGAGGATCACGCCGCTAGATGACGTGAAGTGGAAGGCGGCGAAATACCCATACAAGCATTTTAGCGAGAGGTTTTTCAAGAACTTTGAGCAGACTAGTAGCCGCGTCTTCAGGTTCAACAGCAATAGCAACGTGTCGCCCGCAGAGGTCTTTGACCTGATTTACGGGATCTTCGACTATTATCTTGATGCCGAGAAGGAGAAGCTGATACTATTCACGATCTACACGATAGGCACCTACTTCTACAAACTCTTCCCAACATTCCCCTACCTTTATTTATTCGGAGCCATGGAGTCGGGAAAGACGAAGACGCTCAGCATATTCGAGAAGCTATGCTTTAACGGCATCGCAAGTGTCAATCTCTCAGTCTCGGCATTGTTTAGGCTGATAGAGGTTTTCGGGGCCACATTATGCATTGATGAGAGCGAGTATCTACGTGATAGCGAGAAGAGGAGCGAGCTCCAGTCATTATTGTTCTCGGGCTACAAGAAGGATTCCGGGAGCGTCTTGAGGGTTGAGGGCGACAAGGTGAAAAACGTAAGGGTCTTCCGCGTCTACTCGCCCAAAATTATGGCTAGCATAAATTACCCGCATGACGTCCTACTATCAAGATGCATCATCGTGAATATGAGAAGAGGAACAAACATTGAAAAGCTGAATAGAACCGTATCGGATGAGCTAGTGAATATGCGTGATAAGATATACCTTATGGCATTCAATAAATTTGACGAGCTATATCAAATGAAAGATATGGATTTCACAGAGCTGCCTAAGCAGCAGTATCTCGTGGGGCGCGAGCATGAGCTATGGAGGCCGCTTCTCGTAATCATGTATTGGTTGAAGGGCTACATGCCTGATAGGGCCAAGGAGCTGGAGGAGGCCATTATGGAGATGCTGGAGCAAGACGTGATGCTCAAGCAATCACTCAGAATAGATAGCGACTTAATCACGATAATCTATTGCCTATTAAGCAATGTTCATGAGAGCGGATTCTTGACATTGCAGACCATCAGGGACTTCATCCTCGACGAATACCGCGAAAACGACCTAGATTATAAGAACATGAGTAGATACTGGACGCCGGAGCGCATCGGGCGGCAGCTCTCCTCGATGGGCTTCAAGAGGAGTAGGCAGAGGGGCCGGACATATTATTACATAGACCTTAATAGGCTCAAGGAGTTGGCGGAGGCATATGGCGTGAATATAGATAGCCTCGAGGAAACCTCTACATCCTCTACATCCTCTACCCAATCCCGTTTGCACGGGATTAGTGAATGAAAAACTTTATATACTTCTTTTTTAAAGCTGCTTGAGCCGCTGCAATAGCTCGGTTAAGTCTTTCTCGGTCTTGATCTCGCTCTTTAGCTCGTTTATGGTCAATAATGTCTCCCGAATTTGCTGAATTATCTGCCTCCTCTCCCCGATGCTCTCGACGAAAGCATGCGGCGAGATTTTTTTCCCCTCCCCGAAAAACCTCTCGTCCAATTTCTCGAGTTTTTGATACAGTTGCTCAAGCCGCGCTATCAACTTAAATAATTCCTCGGCCAAGTCTATCTGCTTAACCCGATGTTCCTCATAGAGCCTCTCAATCTGCTCCTGGTCCAAGATAAGGCGCGGCATGTGATTCTTGAAATGCCTCTGGAGCGAGGAGTCATCAAGCCCGAACTTCTCGCAAATCTCCTTATACGTGTGGCCTTCTAGGAGCATTTTCTCGATCTCGGCGCGTTGCGGGTGCTTACATACTACACATTTTCTACTGATCACCACCTTCTCGCCCTTGACGGTCTTGACTAAATAAACCTCCCCGCCAAGGTATCTTTTCAAGACCTTAAGCAAATGAAGCAATCGCGTTAATGGCATGCGCTCACAACTGCTAGAGATCCTGCTAATACTTTTATCCCTCATAGTCGCCATAGCCAACATAATCGGCTACCTAGATCAAAGCATTTCAAGCCTCATCCTCTCAATCCTCTCAATCCTGTTCAGCATGATCTATGGCGCCAGGAGGCGCAAGGAGATCCAAGGCCGTCTAAGGCTTTTAAAAGAAAGCGCCAAAAAGAAAATGGGGTTAGCCGCATAAAGAGGCGCCCCGCAATGGCGGGCTCCACCATCAACTTGATGGTATCGGGCCGGATGGCGGGGCCTCCGGCTAACCCCTGAGAACTCTTCTCAAAATGAAGCTCGGGTATCGTCTCTTGTATCTCTTGACGCTTTTCTTTTTCCGGTTGATAATGTCTTCTACTAAGGCCGCGCATAAATCCGCCGAGAAGATGACGAAAAACCAGAGAAAAAGCTCGAGACCAAGCTCCATCATTTTTACGCCACGATTAGGCGGCATCGGCAATTGGGATGGATTGGAGGAGACATGAACCCGGCGGAGTCAAGCTCGCCCACGCTCCACTCCATGCCGTCAAGCGAGGCGCATTCTGAACATGTCTTCTCATCCATTCTAGTGACCCAGACGACCTTTTGAAAGCCCGCGTCGCGGGCAGACCACGCGATGAGCATGTTAAAGATGCCCCAGACCGAGACCTGCGCAATAGCATCTACCCTCCCCTCATAATCGAGGCGCTGCGCCGGATAAAGATCCTCCTCCGTAACCTCGCCCTCCTCCTCATCATAGCCCGCCTTGAATAAGGTCCGATAATTGCGCGCCGGCTTTGATGGCTTAACTAATCCAGCCTTCTTATCCGCAACCACCATGAAGAAATCATCGAGAAAGACCGGCAGGATCTTGTTCACAGCCCTCTCGGCGAGCGAGATATTCGGCGGCGCGGTCGAGAGGCCATCAACGTAAAAGATTCCTTGCAGGGCCGAGTAGAGCAAGTATCGCCTCAAGACATCCTTGACCTGCGGCTCCCACTTGGCGCGGTAATTAGGCGAATCATCATTCACTATTTTACGAAAAAAGCTCCTCAGCTCCCTCTTCAACCGCTTCTCAATTTTCAAGACCTCTTGGTCATACTCATCATAATCCGCCTGCTTGACTAGAGACTTCTCCGGCACGGCTTGGCCGCTCTGGGCTAGTAATTGGCCTATCGCGGTCTCGATGTCGAGCTCCGTGAAGCCGCCGCGCGCCGCAATCTGCAGGAATGGAATCGGTATGTTGGCTATCGGGTGGTCAAGCTCCTCTAGGCCGAGCGCCCTCCTCGCCTCGTTAATCGTCTCGATGCCGGCCTGAACCCTCATGACATGGAGCCGAGTCTCCTGCTCCGGGTTCGTCCAAGCCTGAAGCATGAACCTGATGCTCTTAACGCCTAACCTTCTCCTTATGGCCTCGGTTACCCCCGCGCTAATGATCCTCTGCAGGCTCTCAACCATCATCACGAAGCTATTAATCTGGTTTCGCGATGTCTCGAGATTGGTGCCGCCCTCAAGGCCAAGCAATATCGGCGGCACCCCGGAGACGCTTATGATCTTCTGCCTATACTCGCGCAACAACTCAAGAATTTCCAATTCACGGAATGGATGGCCGAGATCCTGTATTTCAATGTCGCCCTTGATTATTAGGCTCGATCCCGGGCTCGAGCTATTAATCACCTCCATGAGGCGCTTGAAGTCCTCCTCGCCGCCGGATTTCATCACGAATGCCTTGCTCAAGACGCCTTTCCGCATGAATGCATCCCTAATGAACAACTCAGCATACATCTGGCCCTCTAAGGTTCTCCTGAGCGTGGCGGTTATCGGCGACCCATAGGCCCGGGTGCCAAGCGGATGAAGAACGATTCTCACGACCTCATTCGGCTCAAATCTTACCTCGCGGCCCGCGATCCTCTGAACGTAACCTGTGATACGACCGTATTCATCACGGATGACTTGCATGCTCCATGTGTCGAGAACCTTGAAAACCGGCTCGGCGTAAACCTCGATGTAGGCCTCGCCAAAAATCCTGGCTGTGTAAAGCAAGTTACGCAAGAAAAGATAGAAATCATCCTCGTTCTCGCTTATCCAGCTCTCAACCTTGTTCTTCTCGGCCTCGTTATCGCCGACAATGATCCAGCCGTTCACGAGCGCAGCGTTCACCGTGGCCTCGATGGCGGCCCTAAGATAATCATTTCCTTCAACCAAGTCGAGTAGTTGCTTTTGGTCAAGCGGCTTCGGCTCGCCCCACCTCCAGCCATAAATTATGTCGGCGAGCCCCTTCTCCTCCTGCTTCGTGAACAACCTCACGAGGCCTTTGAAAAAGCTCATGGCCTGAGGGGAGTTTCAAGACTTTAAAACATCAAAACAAAGGCGTGGCCATGAAGTTTCAGGTAGGCCAAGTGGTTGAAATCAAGCTGAAGGATGGCAGAAAGGTGAAAGGCGAGGTCGGCGGCATGGATCAAGGCGGCATGACCATCTGGAACGCCGAGGTCGTGAATCCCGATGAAACCGTCTCGGTTGCTAGAATTATTGCCGTGGCCTTTCAAGACATAGTTGAAGAAGCCGAGGAGGCCCCGACCCAAGCTCCATCGCCAATTGAGGTTCAGGCACCAATTAAGAAGATCACCGAGGATGAGAAGCCGAGGCGTAGAAAGAAGCCCGCGAGAAAATAAGCGACCTCTCAGATTTTTTATGACGCTAAAGAGTGATGAGCCATGCCGGGCAAGCATAAGGCGGTTTTCGGCGGGCCAAAAGAGCCGGTAGGCCAATTGCTTGGAGGCCTCTCGATCATGATAGAGGAGGCTGGAGATGAGATTATCGTGCGGGCTAGGGCCAAGCGCTCTGAGATTAAATATCTAATCGCGATCTTGAACGAGCGGCTGACCGAGTATGCGGAAGAGTCTTCTGGCTCAGCTCGTGGTAGAGGCCGCTGAAACAAATATCAAGCTATACGATTGGCAGAAGAAATGGCTTGACGATAATAGCCGGTTCAGGATAATGCTCAAGTCCAGGGCAGTGGGAGGCTCATTCCTAATCGCGCTTGAGAGCTTTTTGGATTCGCTTCTCAACCCGAATTTCACGATACTCCTCGTGAGCTTCTCGATGCGCCAGTCGCTAGAGCTCTTCCGAAAAGTTAAGGAGCATATTAACAGGTGGAAGGGCATCAGGATAAGGGTCGGCGACGATGTCTATACCTTTAACGCGACATTGAGCGAGACGAAGACCCAGGTCGAGTTCGAGAACGGGAGCCGTATAGTCAGCCTGCCGAACAACCCGGACGCGATCAGGGGATTCCGCGCGGATCACGTCTACGTGGATGAGGCCGCCATGTTCAAGAACGACTTCGAGATCAAGGCCGCGATCATCCCGACGATAGCGGGCCGCGAGGGCCGCCTATCGCTCATCTCAACCCCGAAAGGTAAGCGCGGGTGGTTTTATGAGGCGTGGATGAGCGAGACATTTAGCAAGCATAAAGTTCATTATAGCATGGCCCCACACATCACGGAAAGTGATCTCGAAGGCATGAAGGCGAGCATGACGCCGCTAGAGTGGGCGCAGGAGATGGAAATGGAGTTTCTGGATGAGCTGAACGCGCTGTTCCCGTATGAGATGATTTTGGCATGTGCCGAGGATTACTCGCTGGTAATCCCTGATGAGTATAAGACCAATAACCCGGTTTTCATCGGCATAGATTTTGGCCGCTATCGTGATTCAACGGTCATAACCGTTCTCGAGAAAATTGATCAAGGGATGAAGGTGATCTTTCTAAAGGAATTTCTGGGCGTGGACATGGTCGAGCAACTCGAATACATCAAGATGCTCATCAAGGCGCTCAAGCCGGCAAAGGTCTTGATAGACAAGACCGGGCTGGGAATCCCCATGCATGATTTTCTAAGCTGCGAATACCCTGAGGTGGAGGGCGTAACGTTCACTGCCACGAGCAAGGAGGCCATGATCCTAAACCTCTATAATCACATGCGGGCCAAGCGCGTGACCATCCCCGTGGACGCCGCCGAGCTTATCAATCAACTCAGGCAGTTCCAAAGGGTTCAGGAGAAGGGTGGGCGCGTAAAATATGAGGCGCCATCTGGCTCGCATGACGACTACGTGGTAAGCCTAGCCCTCGCGGCATGGGCGGCCTCGAGGCCATTTGACCGGGTCATGATTACCCCGGTCTGGAAGTGGTAAGATTTTCAGATTTTTTACCGGATGAGGATGAGATGTGGCCATGCAGAGGACAATTCAGATCGAGGATAAGCCCCTCGGCTTAGTATGCGCCAGCATCATGAGACCATGTAGTATAGCCATGTATTATGATAGGCCGGTCACGAGGCTGGGCTTACGCTTATGGGCTCCCTAGTGGTCGCGGTGAAAATCAGCTACTCCGGCTTAGGTGAGGGGAAGGGTAAGGTTATAGACTTAATTGAGGATCTCATGAGTGTTTTGAAGAGCTATCGTGATCATGGCTTTGTTTTTGATGTTGAGCTGATAATGGATGGGGCCGTGGAGGATTTAACAGTTCTCGGCAAGGCCGTGCTACTGGCCGGCTTGATCAAGAGGAGCGAGGATCTAGAAAAGAAAAGTAACCTCGATTGAGCTAGATAACTGAGAATTTCAAATAATTAAGACCTTAGGGCGGCTTGAGGGCCATGAGCGAGGAAAATAAAAACTTCAGCCTCGTGGTCTTGTTCCAGCCCGAGGTTATAAAGGCGGGCGAACATGAGAAGTTCATCGGCTTCATAGAGGGCGTGGCCTCCACCCCCGACATCGATCTCGAGGGCGATAAGTTTCTCCCAGAGGTCTTGGCTCGGAATGCCGAGAGCCTGAAGGGTAAGCCAATCCTCCTACTCCATGGCCGCAACAAGGAGGTGGGCGACCAGCCAGTCGGCGAAATCATCGAGGCCAAATTTGAAAATGGCGCCTTGAAGATTAAGGCGGGGATCTATAAGGCGTTCAACTGGCTCTGGGATAAGATCAAGGCCGGGATACTCAAGGCGCTCTCGATCGGCGGCGTAATCAAAAAGATGAGGCGCGAGGGAAACATCAACATAATCGAGGACGCGGAGATCCGGGAGGTGAGCCTCACGCCCCGGGGCATGAACCCGTTCGCGCGGATCATCAACGTCTTCGGAAAGTCATTCGTGGTGGATGATGACGGCCTTCTCAAGGAAATAATCAAGGTTGAGCCCGAGAAGGCCATGAGCGCGGAAGCTCAGGAAAAAACATTCGAGAAAGTAGATTACGACCTGCCAATAGTCAAGCGCGAAGAATGGGATGGCGACGCCGCGGCCGCCCGGATCTTCAAGTGGGCCGAGAAGGAGGATGGCACGATAGACAAGTCAAAGGCCTCAAAGCTGTTCTTGAGAGTTGAGGGCGACGGCACGAAGAGGGGAGATTACTCGTGGCCCGTCGGCGACATCGTGGATGGGAAGCCGGTGCTAGTCACGTCCGGGATAATCACGGCCATCAAGTATGCTGCAGGCGCCCGGGGCGTCAAGGCCCCGCCGGAGGTAAAGAATGCGCTCGAGAGGCTTGTGGCGAGGCTCAAGAGAGAAGGCCATCTCCCAGAGGATTACGAGGTTCCATGGGAGCGTGAGAAGGCCATGGTTGAGGCGCTTTACCCGATGATTGCTGATGCTAGATCTCTCGAGAAAATCGAGAACAAGGCCAAGGTTGAGAAATCCGAGGCAAGGGAGGAGGTGAAGGTCGAGGAAGCAAGGCCTCAGGAGGCTAAGCCGAGGGCCGAGAAGGGCATGGCCGTGCCTGATGAGGTCGTCAAGAAGCCGGATGAGGTTAAGCATATCTGGTCTCCATCAAGCGCGCCGCTACTCTACAAGCTTTACAGGGAGCTCTATGGGGAGGTTTCAGACTAAAAAATAATCCCGGGGTGAGCATGATCATGAGCATGCCGAAAGTAAGCTTCTCAAAATCGGCTGAAGCATACCTGGAGTTCTACAAGGCATTAACGAGCGGCGACACGAACTTCCCCGAGATACCGCCGGAGATCTCGAGAGACATCATAGAATATATCTGGAAGAAGACGGTCGTGAGACAATTATTCCCATGGGTCACGATGGATAGCGATGTCGTGAAGTGGTATAAGGAGGCCGGCACGATAGCGGTCTACGCCCCGGCCGAGGGGGCCGAGGTGACTGAGGGCAAGATAACATTTGGCACGCCGGTTGAATTGGTGGCGAAGGAGGTCAGGGCTTGGACGAGCATAACGGACGTGGCCTCGGAGGAGGCCAAGATCGACTTGATAGCGAGAAGCGTCATGCACCTTGGAAAGGCGTTCGCCGAGATCGAGGAGAAAAACGCGCTTACGGGCGCGGGCGATGGCTCGGATGCCGGCAACCTGTTCAAGGGCTTATCGAAATTGACCGCGGCTGAGGGCGCTCAAGTCGTCAATCTAGACAAGGCGCAATTGACAATAGACCATATTGATGCCGCGATAAGCTACTTCGAGGATCAGGGCTTCCAGACCGATGGGCTGGTAATGTTCGTGAACCCATATGCCGCCTACTACCTGCGAAAAGATCTATCGGCCAAGGGATTAGACACGCTCTCGGCCAGGGTCATAACAACCGGCGAGCTGCCAACAATCTACGGCGTGAAGATAGTCGAGACCCCATACCTACCGAGGAGAAACTTCTCTGATACCGACCAGACAAAGGTCAGCGACGTAGTGATAACCGCACCATCAATAGCCGCGGTCGGCGGGGATAGGAGGAGAATCACCATCGAGAGGGATAGGGACATCAAGAGGGGGTTGACGATCATAGCCGCATCCGAGAGGTTCGCGTGGAAGGTGCTAAGACCAGAAGCAGTTTACATTCTCCAGAACGCACTAAGCCAGTAAGCCGACTAGCCTAGCCGCTTGACAATCGCATAATCCTAGCCTATTTTTTATTCCTTCCTAGTTTTTATTCTCAGGTCACTTGCCTCTAGGCCGCTTCCCAATCCGGCCTTCCTCATGGCCTGCCGCTCATTATACCAATACTGGTAGCTCCGGCTCTTCGCGGTGGCCACGAAACGCGTGTATGCCTTAGCGATTCTTTTCGCACACATGATGCAAACCGAGATATGGTCTTCGCCTTCACGTGGTATCGGCACAACTATGCATAGGTGCCGCGTGGATCCGCAAATATCGCATTCCGCGTAATCGCTCCCGAGATGAGAATAACGCATATGTGGCGTGTAGGACGCAAAATCTAAAAGCCTGAGATGCTTAACCTCTCAAATCTTTAACATTTTCGCGGGTTATCTCGGCCATGAAATACGCATCGGTTAAAGACCTGAGAAGCTATCTCGGATTCTACCCGATCAAGGTTGAGGGCGAGCTATTGGGGCGGGGAGACGGCTCTACGCGCGCGTTCTACACGCAATATAAGCCGCTCGTGGATTTTGATTATGACGGCCAGATCATCGACGACGTTGTGGTTAAGGTTAATGACTCGCCGGCTGAGGTTGAGGCCATAGATGAGCTTACCGGAAGGATAACGCTTGCGGAGGCCCCGCCGCAAGATGCTCAAGTGGCCGCGGATTATTACTGGCACCCGTTCGGCGACAGGGAGCTTCAGGCCGCGATAGAGGCGGCTGAGGTAGAAATAGACAACGAGTGCGGTAGAAGCTTCGAGAAGAAGGAGCATGTCGAGAGGTTTCTATTGACGCGAGGCAACAAGCTCGCGGTCACGAACACGCCGTTGATCTCAGTCTCATACATCAGGATCTACACGCCTAGCCTAGAATTCATCGAGGAGCTCCTCCCGAGCGACTACATCTTCAGCCCTAACGGCATAATCGAGTTGAGGAAGTATTACGCGGGCGCGCCGGTCAAGCCCTGGTATCTCCCCTTGCAGATACTAATCGAGGTCAAGTATATGGGTGGATATGACCCGATACCCGCGATAGTATCTCACGCGACCACGCTCATAGCTGCCTACCACTTGCTGCTAAAGATCTCTAGCCTCATGGCAACCGAGCCCGAATACCAAGGCAAGGTGGCGCTAGCCTTCAGGAAGCCCGAGGAAATCACGAAGCGCCTTGAATACCTCAAGGCCGAGATCGAGGATCTCAAGCGCAAACTCCCGCATAGGGTGGTGATGATATGACATTGGTAAGCGTGGTGGAGAACCTGAGCGCCGTGATCAAGGCCGCGACCGGCCTCCCGGTCAAGGTGGGGTGGATGGGGCCGAACGACAGCATCCCGCTAATCACGATAATGCATCAAGGCGGTGGCGCCGAGGTCATAGCTAAGACCGAGAGGACGCTCCGCGCATACGAGTTCCAGATAGACATCTGGCATAGATCCGCGAAGGCTAGGGATGAGGCCTATGAGAAGATAGTTGAGTCTCTTCTCGGGAATTGGCAAGAACATTATAGGAATTATGGCTGGTGGGCGGCCACGATATACCGCACCCTAGACATCGAGGAGGAGGGGGTCTACCGGAAGACCATGCTTCTGGTGCTCAAGGAGGTGGTATAGGGATGTGCATCTACCGCATAAAGTCTAATGGCCGATACTTCTGCGGAAAGCGCGTGCCACTAGCCTGCTCCCGCGAGGTCTGCCCGTTCGGCGAGAAGTGGGAATACCTGGTCAAGAAGGACGAGAGGCAAGGTAAATACTTCTGGGTATGCCGGAAGACCGGGAAAATCGAGAAAACCGAGGATCTCGAGGAGGCGTTCAAGAAGGTCAAGGAGGGCGAGGGCGATTACATATGCAAGAGCATGAGCTTCCGCTTCATGTCCGGCAAGGTAAGGCCTGTGGCCAAGGGGGTCAAGAAATACGGCACGTTTGATGACGCGATGAAGACCACTCGCTTCATAGACTTGCAGATCGAGGGCGTGAAAGGCGAGGGCGCCAAGATCGCGATAATCGACACCGGCGTATCGCCTGACGCGCCATCATCGTTCAAGATCAGCATGCACAACATGAGCGTCGTGGATCGCGAGGAGCATGGCAGCTACATTCACGAGATTATTTTTCGCCTCGCGCCGAAGGCCGAGATAGGCGTGATCCAGCTCATCGGCGAGGACGTCCCAGACTACCTGCTAATCTCGGCGCTCGAGAAATGCATAGAGCTGGGGGTTCACGCGGTTAATATGAGCATCCAGAGCGAGTATTGGAGCGACGGCGAAGACCCCCTATCGCTTTACGTAAACTATCTTGCTCAGGAAAAGAAGATCGCGACATGCATCGCCGCGGGGAACGGCGGCCCATCATTCTGCACCATAGGGTCGCCGGGCGCGAGCAAGAACGCGATAACGGTCGGCGCGACCGACGCCTATGGCCGGATTTGGAAATACTCCTCGCGCGGCCCAACACTTGACGGCAGGTTCAAGCCAGACCTCGTGGCCCCCGGCGTCTTCATCTTCGACAACGAGCTACTTGAGGGCACGAGCTTCGCCACGCCATGGGCCACGTCCATAGCCGCGATAATGAACAGCATTCTCAGGTCGCCGGTCGCGGTCAGGAGATTGCTCCACCTCTCGGCCAAGCCGATCCCCATCGTCTACGAGGCCGACAAGAAGATAGTCTACAAGAGAAAAGCCGTGAAGAGGCCGAGCGTGCTGGAGCGCCTGGTCAAGCTATTCGGCGAGGCGTGGCCCATAGTCTACGACTCGCGCAACATCGCGGGCGCCGGGCTGCTTGACGCCAAGAGCGCATACGACCTCACGCTAGAATTGTTCAACAGCATTTCAGAAATAAAAACCGGGGGCGAGGCTGAAAGGCCATGAGCAGCACGTTTCAGGTAAGGAAGCTCTACTACGGCGAGGAGACAACATACGGCTCGGCCGCCACCATGAGCGACGTGTTCGGGCTGGCCACCACGTTCAACGCCGGCCCCGAGTTGGTCGCAGAGGACATAAGAGCAGGCGACAGGGTCTATCAGGCGAGGCTCCCGATAGGCCTGAACTTCTCCCCCTCAATCGAGTTTTACCCGCTCACGGGAAAGTTCCTGAAATACGTGTTCGGCAAGGTGACGAACTCCGGCACGGCCCCGCCATACACTCACACAATCGAGATCGGGACATCGCTAAAAAGCATAACAGTTGAATGTGCGAGGATAGGCGCATCAGGCGTGGCCGAGAGGGCCGTCGGCGTGTTGGTAGACAGCATGAAGTTCTCGGTAGATGCGGATGGAATCGCGACCGTCAGCCTAGATTGCAGGGCTAAGCAGGTGACCAAGGTCTCGCCATACACTGACCCGAACATCGCGATCCCGAGCAAGACGCCATACAAGTTTACCGACATGACGTTCAGCGTGGGCGGCACCGCATACGCGATAGTCACGTCCGCGAGCATAACCGTGAACAACAATCTTGAGGAGAGGCCGAGAAGCGGCGACTACATCTCTGGATTCGCCCTGACCGGCGCGGAATACGAGGCCGAGCTAGACCTATTGTTCGAGGACTACACGTTCATGGACATGATGCTCAACAAATCAACCGTCGATGCGGTGATCAACTTCCAGAGAAGCACAAGTGATTACATCAAGTTCACGCTAGATGATTGCCTCGTGGAATGGGAGGGCGAGGTCGATTTCGCCGGAGACGTATTAACGCAGACCGTGAGGCTCAAGCCTAAGACGATAACGGTCGAGGTCAAGGACGACATAGCAGCATACTAAAAAATGAAGATTGAGATAGTAATTCAAGGCGAGCCCATCAAGTTCATAGATGACGCCATCGAGAAATTCAAGAAAAAGGTTATCGACGCGCTGGCCGAGGCCGCGATAGAGGCATACGTGACCGCGAAGCAAGTCGTGCCAATCAGAACCGGCTTGCTATATCGCTCTATCAAGCTCGAGAAGAAAAGCCCGTTCGAGCACGTGGTCTCAGCCGGTTGGCCGACAAAGGAGAAGGGAAAACCATATTACGCGCCGTTTGTTGAGTTTGGAACAAGGAAGATGGCCCCGAGGCCATACATGAAGCCCGCGGCCGAGAAGGCGATCATGGTCTTGAAAGAAAAGCTATAAAGCCTAGGCTATAACGCGGTTTCAAATTTTTTCTCAGGATTTTTAGCCTTTAGCTAGACTAATCAAGCATGTCGGTTGAACGTGTCAAGGAGCTTGCTCAATCCGCGGCCAAATCCAACCTCTTCGAGCGGAAAAAGATGATCAAGATCCTAGACCAAGAATATATGATAAGACGATTAACACGCAAGGAGATGTTTGAATCCGGGCTTTCTTATCTCTCATCTTACTTGATGAGCCTTGGCCGCGAGCTAGAGCGCGAGAGCGATCTTGAGAAAAAGAAGAGGATCATCGAGGAGAGCGAGAAGACGCAATACGAGTTCGAGAAAAAGCTATTACTCATGAGCGTGGAGGGAATGACCGAGGAGAAGCTTGACGAGCTAGACATCAACACTTGGCGCGAGCTGTTGAGCGCGGTCGTGGAGTATAATTTTTTAACGCGAGCCGGGTTATCGGCGCGGCGAGAATCCAGAGAAGGCTTGATCCCGGGTATTTCGTAGAGCACCTCCTAGCCGAGCACTACCACTGGTCTCATGAGGACATCATGAACATGACCGAGGCGGAGATCGCATATTATCTCGCGACACTGATCATCCATGACATCGAGCCGCAGAAGGCTATGAGTAAGAGGGGCGAGAGAAAAGCGAGAAAATTTAGGTGGCGCTAGAAATTCAGACTTAAAAACATTAGATCGAGTGGGGGATCGGCATGCCGGAGCTTGGCACCTATCTCGTCACGATAGTCCTGAGGGCTCAGGAGGAGATATCGAACGCGGTCAGGAAAGCTTCCGAGAGCTTGAACGATCTCGGGAAGGCAAGCGGCAAGGCCTCATCAGTCCTAGGCGAGCTTGGGAAAATTGCGACTGGCGTGATAGGCGGCCTCATAGGCTTCAGCATTTTGCGAGATGTCAAGGATTGGGTTGAGGATAGCGTTAAGGCTTTTACAAGATTTGAGGCCGCCGCCGTGAGACTGGCGAGCCTATCGGCCCAGGCGGGGCAGAGCATAGAGGGGCTCTCGCTGGCCTACCGCGTCATGGCCTCCTCGGCGGCGTATCAGTTGGCCGTGACGGGCGAGCAGGCGATAGCCGCTCTCGAGTCCTTGGTCAAGGCGGGCCTGAGCGGGAGGGACGCGATGATGGCGCTCAAGGACGCGATAGTCTTGGCGAAGCTAGAGGGCGTGGATTTCTCGACAGCCGCGAATAACATGGTCCAGGTCATGGCCCAGTTCGGCATAACCGGCGACCAGGCCCGCCGGGTTGTTGATACTCTTGTCAATGCGTCGCGTCTTGGTATTGGTTCTGCTAATGATTTCGCGCAGGGCTTGGCTAACGTGGGCGCGACCGCGCGGGCCATGGGCATGGATCTTGAGGAGGCCACTTCATGGTTGGTGGTCTTGGAAAGGCGTGTTGGCTCGGCGCAGGAGGCCGGCACCATGTTCAATCGCTTCCTGCTGGATCTCTATGAGATCGCCGGGAAGCTCGGTGTCCCGATAAGAGATGTGGAGGGAAACCTGAGGAACGTGAACGACATCATGCTAGACGTGATCAACACGGTCAGGAGCAGCGGCATGAGCTTCGCCGACATGCAGGAGAGGCTTCAGGGCGTTGATGTTAGGGCGCTCAAGGCGCTAATGACCTTCGCGCAGATGACCGAGAACATCCAGGAGCTCAACGCCGAGATCTCGAGAAGCGGCACCTCATGGGAGGCCTACGCCAACTATCTCGAAACAACGGCGGGCAAGATCGCGAGGGTCGAGGCCGAGAACGACCGGCTGATGAGGAGGTTCGGCGCGCAGGCCGGCGTCTTGGAGGAGCTTAAGCTGGGATTCTTCAAGGTGGCCGACGCGGTGGTAACCTCGTGGCAGGGGATACTGGGCGCGGTGATGGGCTCAAAATTTGACCAGTATCTCGCATACATCGAGACGCACCTGAGGATCTTGGGCGACGTGTCGGAGGAGGCGGCGGCCCAGTGGCTGAGGGGATGGGTTCAGGCGGGAGACATAACCGCCGCCGAGGCGCTTAAGATCGCGGACGCGGTCGCGCTATCCGGCGAATACATCATGGACTTGGTCGAGAGAGCTGTTGATGCGGGCGTTGAGGTGCCGGACGCGTTCAAGGGGATCGCCGAGCAGATCAAGAAAACGAAAGAGGAGCAGGAAGGGCTTAACAGGGCCACGATAGACTATGAGAAGGCGGCCTCGATCATCCAGCAGGTGGCCCGAAGCTTCGGGCTACAAGGCGAGACGGTGGCCGAGCTGATCAACAAGATGTTCGGCCTGAACATAACCTATGACGAGCACGCGGACATCGTTAAGAAGCTTAAGGATGCGCTTGGCTTGACGGAGGATCAGGCCAAGCAGTTGATCATGGCCTTGGAGCAGGAGGCCCAAGCCCAGGAAAACGCCAAAGACAAGACGAAGGAGCATGCAGAAAGTCTCGAGGATCTCGTCAAGGCCATGTATGATGCGGCTAGCTCGGTTGTGAACTATGGCGCAATCACCGGGCCCCTCACAAGCAACCTCGACAAGCTGAGGGAGGCGATGGGGAAGGTGATCGAGAAGGGCGGCGAGATACCGAAGGCTCTCGAGGAGGCGTTCAACTACTTCAGCAGGCTGAACGAGCAGGTCATGGGCGCCGAGAAAAAGATGAAGGGATTAAGTGTCGCGAGCGAGATAGCCGGATACGGTATAAGCTACTACAACACGATGCTGAGCGTGAACCGGGCCCTGATAATCGATGAGCTTCAGGCCATAGACGCCGAGATCCAGAAGCGGAAGGAGCAGCTTGAGGCATATGAATTACAGGCCCAACAATCTCAGAGGGAGCGCGAGCTCTTGGCGGGCGCGATTAACCAGCTTAAGCAGGAGATAGCCGAGTGGGAGAACCGGAAGCAGACATTGCTTGACTCGATAAGTCTGACGGCGGAGCAGATAGCGACGCAGGAGAGGCTCAAGGCGGTTCAAGATGTCCTAAGCTTCACCACGCAGCAGTTGTCGCTTATGCAGACCGCGCTCCAGCTAGCGATGATGGGCGCGGGCGATACCGCCAACACGTTCATGAGCGTGATCATGGCCTTGACCAATGCGCAGAGCGACGGGATAGTGACCGAGGAAGAGTTCAAGAATATCCTGCAGCTCCTTGGCGTCCAGTTCGACGAGAGCGGAAGGCCCGTGATGAACTTCACGGGCATACTGCAAAAATTCAAGGACGAGGTGCAGGCCAACATCGAGAAGGTGCAGGGCTTCAGGAGCGAGCTCGCCAAGCTAGATGGCATGACGGTTCACACGTATCACTATCATCACGAGATAACCGTAAAGGAAGGCGGTGGAGGAGGCGGGGGAGGATTCGGGACGGCGCCCGAGTCGAGAAATGTCGGGGCCAAGCCGGCCCAGCTCGGCGAGTGGTATGCGCGCGAGGGCCTATACTACCTTCACCGCGGCGAGATGGTCTTGCCGAGAAACGTGGCGGAGTGGTTCCGGAATTATGGCCCCGTGGCCGCGCAGAAGAACATCCAGGTAAACATTAGCGTGAACGCGGGAGGCGTGGCCGACCCCAACGTCTTGGCCGAGATAGTCTCGCGCAAGCTGGTCCAGAGGCTGAGGGCGATGTGAAAATGAAATGGTTGGAAGAGCTTAGGAAGAATTGGCGGCTCAGGCTGGGCCTCGGAATGATATTCATGGCCTTCCTCGTTTTGGTGGATGAGGCGGTGAAGGAGGGATACGTGGTGAAGCTAAGCGACCTGTGGGCCGCGCCGCTCACGCATGAGCAGTTGTTTCTGATCTTCTTAATCGCGGGCCTAATGTTGGGGGCGAGAGCATGAGCGCGAAGAGGCTTCACCTCATCGGCGAGAACAGGTCGGGCAAGCATGATGTCTGGCCCACGGAGATACGCCTGAGGCTCGACCCCGGGAAGGGCCGCGGCAGGGAGAAGATCCTCGACAAGATCCCCAAGAAGCTGCTTGACAAGCTGAAGGAGGTGGAATCATGAAGACATACGTCGAGGCCATGGGGGTCGCGGCTAGGGAGGATGAGGAGCCGGACTTCATCAGGATAGACCTTGACGACATGCCCGAGGACGAGGCCATAAGCCTGATCAAGAGCCTCATGGCCCCGCCATACATAATCCAGAGGCACTGCTGCCATCATGATGAGGACTCGAAGAAGCCGTGCGAGATCGAGGTCTTGGAGGTGGTTGAGAAGTGACGATAACGCTCGAGGTCGAGAGGCCATACCTAAGCTTCGACGGTATAGATGACTATGTTGTAGTGCCTCATAATGATTTGCTGAACGTCGCATCGGGTAACCTGATAACTATCATCATGTGGGCTTATTTGACGGGGTGGCAGTCCGATTATTCAGTTGGCGTATTAATTGATAAAAGGACCGAGACGACGGCAAACTATAACTGGGAATTTACCGCTTCAACCATGCAATATAGGATTCATGCGAATAATACTCTTTACATCGTTTCTGTTCCACATTCGCTGAACACGTTAAACTACTATGCAATGGTTCTCAACGGCTCGTGGCTAGGCGGCTACCTGAATGGTGTGTTAAAATCCTCTCGAAACGATGTCCCGGCGACAACTGGTAACACCGTCAATCTCTACATTGGTCAAACCTATACAAACGCCTACCGCTCTCAAGGAAGAATATATCAAGTTCTAATCTATAATCGCGCACTAAGTGGTAGCGAGATACAATATAATTACCAGAACCCGGATTCACCAATCACTTCCGGCTTAGTCTTATGGCTCAAGATGGATGAGGGCTCCGGCACCACGGTTTACGATTATTCGGGCTATGGGAATCATGGGACGATCTACGGCGCGGCATGGAATAGAGAATTTTTCGACCAGACCTCGCGGCTAGTATCACTGCGCCATGGCCTGACTAGCCGTGAGCTTGAGCGGGTGGAGTTCACCCTCGCGAACGCGGATCTAAGGGTCGGCCAGAAGGTTAGGGTCAGGCGGGATGGTAAGGTATTTTTCGAGGGCATCGTCTATGAGAGGCGGAAGAGACATGATGGGAATTACGTGGGCGTGGAGGCCACGGCATACAGCCCGCTGATACTCTATGACCGGCAGGTCGTCTACCGCCTATACCAGACCGGGACAAAAGCCGGCGACATTATTCGAGACCTCGCGGCGCTTGAGCAGGACGTCAATACATTGGGCGTGGACGATGGCCCAAGCCTCCTGAGCAACTGGGAGATAGAGAACCAGACCGCGCTAGATGTCATGCGGTCGATCGCTAGAGGAACGAATTACTGGCTAAGGATGAGGCCAGCCGCAACATACCTCTCATTTGACGGCGTGGATGATTACGTGGCGGTTCCTGATTCATCTAGCTGGAAGCCCTCCAGCCTTACAGCCGAGATATGGATCTACCCATATGCTTGGCTTGACCAAGCAACAGGCTATAGTAGCC